CTTCCAACAGTTGCAGCAACAGCAGAAGCTGGCGCACCGTCTAACACTGACCAGAATGCGGCTTTCGTATCTGTCTCAGTTGCTAAATATGCGGGGCAACAAACTTTTTCAGTTGAGCTCATGGACCGCACAAGTCCACTTTTCATGAACGAGCTTATGAATAATTTGGCCGCGCAATATGCTAAGGCAACAGATACAGCTGTGAATGCTGCAATTATCTCCGGAGCAACAGCTGACTCAACAACAGTTGCAACATATCCAACAGCTGCCGAATTGCTTGGCATTGTTGGACGTGGTGCAGCTTCCGTTTATGCAGGAACACAAGGCTTCGCTCGTAACATCATTATGAACACTTCACAGTGGAGCAACGTGATGTCACTAAACGACAGCGGACGTCCTATCTACAATGCGCAAGTTCCACAAAATGCTGGCGGCGTTGCTGCTCCAACATCAGTGCGCGGAAACGTAGCGGGTCTTGATTTGTTCGTCACAGCTAACACAGCTGCAACAACAGACACAGATGGATCGATTCTTATTGTCAATCCAGACTCATACACATGGTACGAGTCACCAACATTCGAATTGCGTGCAAACGTAATCGCATCTGGCGAAATCTCAATCATGTTCTACGGTTACGGTGCAATCGCTACCAAAATTGGTGCGGGCGCATTCAAATCAAATAAGGCTTAATCAGCCACAATTAGACATGGCCTAGTTCGCTCCCGAGCTAGGCCAGCCGATGAAGGGAAGAGCTCATGCCGTCAGTTATCACAGCTGCACAGTTGCGGTCAGTACTTGGCGTGAGCTCTTCTCTTTACAATGATGCTTATCTTGAGCAGATAATTGACTCTGGCGAAGCTGTAATTTTGCCACTTTTAGTTGCAAATCAATCTTGCGTTACATCGTACAAATTAGATTCCAATGTCGCTTATTTCTATTGCCAGCGCGTTCACAATTTTGTTGCTGGTCAATCCGTCATTGTGGCCGGACTTCCGGCTCCATTCAGTGCCACTTTCACAGTGGTGGACGTGGACGATTATTATTTCACGGCAGCTCTAACAAATGCCAATGTCACTCTTCGCCAAATCATTCCAAATGGCACAGCAACTCTTTCAGGATATTCCGCGGCCACTCTTTACGCCGCGAATCCAGCAATCGAAAGCGCGATGTATGCCGTATGCGTTGAAATCTTCCAAAGCAGAATCGCAGCTGGTGGTCAGATTGAAGGCGTTGATTTTGCAAGTACGCCATATCGAATGGGTCGCAGCTTGACCAATCGAGTCTCAGCATTGCTCCAGCCATTTCTTGACGTTGAAACGATTGTCCAATGACAGCGAGCTCTATTGCCACAGATGTGCGCGGAGCTCTTAAGACTTCACTAGCGTCAGTCGCAGCGAATGTCTATGACTCAGTTCCAGAAGCTCCAATGGTTCCATTTGCCGCAGTCGTTCCAAATGCGCCATACATGGAAATCGTCTTAATTGGAAAAGCAGCGGTCAAAGTCAAACTCAATTACATCATCACCGTTGGCGTTGCAATGTATTCCAATGCAGCCGCTCTCGACAATATCGAGCAGCTAACAATTAGCATTCTGGCGGCCTTGCCGTCAGGTTACACGTTGGGAAACGTGTCTAATCCAATTCCCGTCTCAATAGGCGCGTCTGAAATTCTCGCTTGCGAAATTGAAGTCTCGACTTACTACACTCAAACAAACTAAGGAGCAGTAATGCCAACGACAGTCATAACTGGCCGCGATTTAGCATTGACTATCGCGACCGTTACTTACGACGCACAAGCAACAAGCGTCACACTCTCAAATGAACACACAATCGAGACATATCAAACACTTGATGGCCGCGCTTACAAGGCGATCGATGACAGTTGGACTCTTGATATTGAAATGCTTGCAGATTGGGGAGCTACTGGCTCACTCTGTGAAGCTATGTGGACAGCATGCGAAAGCGCGCCAAACACAACTCTTGCAGCTTCACTTACTGCGGCCACTGGAGCAGTATTCGCTTGCAATATCTTGCCAGTCTTCCCATCTGCCGGCGGAGCCGCTCCGGGTGCTCAGACTGTCTCAATGTCATTCCAAGTAGTTGGAACACCAACAGAAACATTCAGTTAAGAAAAGAATCGGGAGCAAATAAATGAAGACACACATAACAATTGAATACACATCTGGCGAGGCCGTCACCTATGTGGCGGCTCCGCCGGAGTGGGCTAAGTGGGAGCAAAAGACTGGATTTACGGTTCAACAAGTCGATGAAAAACTAGGCATTGCAGATTTATTATTCTTGGCATATCACGCCATGAAAAGAGAAGCTGCGGGAAAGCCGGTCAAGCCATACGATGCTTGGATTGAGACTGTGAGCGATATTCAGACTGGAAATCCCGAAGCCCCAAAAGTTATCCCGCCGGAAGCCTAAATCGGTTGTTGGTAGAGCTCGCAATTGCGACTCAAATTCCAATGAATGAATGGGAGACGGCGGAGCAGATATTGACGGCGATAGAGATTCTGGAGAAACGTAATGGCTGACGAAAAGGGTCGCGGTGTATATGCGATAACCGTGGACCCTTACGAGCTAAAGAATCTCTACGCTCTGCTCGGCTCATTTGATAAAGAGACTCAGGCAATGGTACGAGATAAAGCTCAGCCATTGTCTCAACGTCTTGCCGGACAGTTAATGATGTCCGGACTATCTGCTCCAGCTCCACAGACAAAACTTGTTGTCTCTTCAATTTCTACTCCACGCGATCGATTGATTCGTGTTGATATTGGCGGCTCAAAGAAAGTTGGTCGCAAATATGGCGGCGAGAAGTCTAAAAGTGGTAAGGGTAAAGTACGTCAAGAGGGTGCGCCGGCTGGAGCATTGTTGTGGGGTACAGAATACGGTTCACATGTGGGAATCGACTCAATCGGTCGAGTTTATTCAAATCGATTCAAGGCTCCATATAAAAAAAGCGGATACTGGATTGGGCCAGCCGTTGATTACTATGTGCCCATAGTTGCGAGAGAATATGCAGCAATGATTCAAGCAGTTGCAAACGATTTGGGGTTTAAGTAATGGCTGGCATTCCTAAAGTAAAAATCACGTTCGATGCTGACTTCGCCGAGCTCAAGCGCGGAGTTAAAGGGGCAACCGATGAAGTCGAAGGATTTGGGTCAAGGGTTGGAGATTTTGCTAAAAAGGCTGGAGCCGCATTCGCCATCGCCGGTGCAGCTGCGGCGGCTTATGCTGGCAAGTTGCTTGTTGATGGTGTTAAAGCTGCAATTGAAGACGAAGCAGCTCAAGTCAAATTGGCAACGTCGCTTGAAAATGTCACGGGCGCAACGAAAGACCAAATTGCCCAAGTAGAAGCGCAAATTCTCAAGACATCTCTCTTGACCGGCATCACGGACGAACAGCTTCGTCCGAGCTTAGACCGCCTATTGAGAAGTACAAAAGATGTCAGTGAAGCTCAAAGACTTCAATCTTTGGCGATTGATATTGCAGCCGGCTCCGGTAAATCTTTGGAAGCCGTCTCTAATGCTCTTGGTAAGGCCTACGAAGGCAATACAACGGCTTTAGGCAAGTTGGGTGTCGGAATCAGTTCAGCCGAGCTCAAGACCATGACATTCGACCAAGTAACGGGCAAATTGAGCCAGACGTTCGAAGGCCAAGCTTCCAAGCAAGCTGAAACTTTTGCCGGCAAAATGCAGCGGCTTTCAGTGGCATTTGATGAAGGCAAGGAGACAGTCGGCTCATTCGTACTCGATGCCATCACTCCGCTGGTCTCAACCGTAGTCAATGATTTGATTCCAAAGCTTTCGGAATTGAGTTCGACTATTGGCGAGAATCTCAAGCCAGTCTTTGAAAACATTTCGACATTCTTCCAAGATGTGCTTATTCCGGTCTTCCAAGTATTTTGGGGTTACATTCAAGACACGGTCATTCCATTTGTGACCGCGGTCTTTGGTCCAGCCTTACAAGGCCTATTTGACGCATTTGGCAAGATTGGAAAAGCCATTGCAGATAACAAAGACGAATTCATTCCGTTACTGGAGACAATGGTAAAAGTCTATGATTTCATTGCTAAATTTCTTGGGCCAGTCTTCGGAACGGTTCTCAAAGTGGCGTTCGAAGTTATTGGCACATTGCTCTCTGGCCTCATCACTGGCTTTGGCAAGCTTGCTGGATTTATAAATAACGTCGTTGATGGAATTAAGGATTTGGTCAGTATTATCAAGAGTAATCCACTATTCAAAGGCATCGGCAATCTTGTTGCTCAAGCTTTCGGCGGCGGTAAAGCTTCCGGTGGAAGTGTCTCAAGTGGTACTGCTTACGTCGTAGGCGAGAAGGGTCCAGAGTTATTTGTTCCAACTGGTTCCGGCAATATCATTCCAAATAACAGACTATCCGGCGGCGGCACGACTATCAATCTCACAGTCAATGGCGCGATCGATGCAGAAGGCACAGCTCGCACAATCATTGACGTTCTTAACCGTTCTCAAGCCAGAGGCACTCAAGGCGCGAACAGATTGGTGTATGGCGGGTGACGCTCTGGAATCCAGTCTGGAGCGTTGTCATTGACAGCGTTGAATATAGCTCTGTCAGCCTGGCTAATTTAACAATTCAATCCGGACGCACCGATATTTACACTCAAGCCGTTGCGGGATATTTGAATCTCAATCTTATCAATCTTGACCAATCTGCAATTGTTCCAACAATCAATTCAACAATTACCGTCTATGTAGAAGATTCAACTGGTACTCCAAAGGCTATTTTCGGCGGCTCAATCACAGACATCATCGTTACAGTTCAATCGACCGGAGCAATCGCTCTTACTCAGACTGTGGGAATTGTTGCACTTGGAGCTTTGTCCAGATTGCCAAAAGTCTTGACCGAAGGCGTATTGACGCAAGAATTTGATGGCGTTCAAATTTACGATGTGCTTGATGGAATTCTCTTTGGCTCATGGAATCAAGTGGCTCCGACTTTAACATGGGCAGCTTATCCAGCAACTACGACATGGGCAACGGCCGAAAATAGTGGGCTTGGCGAAATTGACACTGGAAACTACGAGTTGACTGCCCGCTCTTCAAGCGTCACAGATGCCTACTCGCTAGTTGCAGCTCTGGCGACATCGGGCTTGGGTTATTTATACGAAAACGCTCAAGGACAAATTTGCTATGCAGATTCGACACACAGAGGCCAGTAT